AGTTTGGGGAGAAGCGCAATACGGCGACCGGGCACGTCGCGTTGATGTGATTGATGTGCCACTTTGTAATAACAAGGCAGATATACATGCTATGGCTGCATGTATTGAAGAATGTCTATTACGATATCCGAATCTTACTATTTTGCTGGATGCTAACGGTGCGGGGATTGGTCTAGCCCAACATTTACGAAGCTTAGGTATCTATTTTAAAGAAATACACTGGGGCGGTGAGTGCTTTACGAATAGCAATAAAAAGCTCTATGTAAACCGTCGAGCACAAGCAAACGTCTGTTTAGCTCGTGCCATTCAGCAGGGCCGTATTAAAATTAAGACTAAACGTCATAGAGGAAAACTAGAAGAACAAGTAACTCGGATTCCGTACACATTTGATGAGAGAAGCCGTTATAAAGTCTTATCTAAAGAGGAAATGCGCCGCCGTGGTCTATCCTCACCAGATATGGTGGATACACTAGCATTCTTATTTATGGAATCAGTCAGTTATACGCCTGCATATGATGATGTGACAGATTCAGAAAGCCAAGAAATGAATGCAAGCAAACCATCTGAGGTTAAAGGTGCGGCTGCAGATACATTTGAAAGCTTAAAGGACCTGGCAGACGATATTGATTAGGTGGAACAAAAAAAAATGTACTTTTGCAGAGGGCCAATAATTTGGCCAACTTCACAAAGAGTACAGCCCGTGGCAAAAGTTATTCGTGTTAATGCTGAAAGCTTAAAAAATCAAAAATATCTATTTAAACCTAAGGCTATCCAAGGTATTTATAACGGCCGTCATGCAATTAGAAAAAAACATTCTGAATATAGTTATTTCTTGTCAGTCGTTTATGCAGGAGGGGTAGCTAGAACTAAATCGGTGATTATTTTGGCTAAGGTATGGGGCAATTCATCACATGGCGAAGATGCGCGACGTGTCGATATTATCAAAATTCCGTTATGTCATGAATTGGCTGATCTTAGGGCTATGGAAGTATGTATTGAAAAGTATTTACAGCAGTACCCATGCCTTACGATTTTGCTTGACACCTGTGGTGAAGGCCTGATATTGGGGCACCTTCTGCAGAGTAAAGGCATTTATTTTAAGGCGATACATTGGGGTTCTAGATGCTTTCTTAAAAAGAATGATCGTCAGTTTGTCAATCGTCGGATTCAGGCTTATGTTTCTAGCTCCAGAGCTATGACTCAAGGCCGTTTTAAGGTCCATACCAAACAATACAAACCCCTGGTAGAAGAGCAGCTACGCCAGATGATTTTTAAAGAAGATAGTAAAGGCCGTTATCAGTTATTCACCCGCGAAGAAATGCGGCGCCGTGGTCTCATTTGTCCTGATATTTCTGATACTTTTGCTTTTTTATTTCTGGAAGGGACTAACTATAAATCTGCATAAGTTTATCCAGGGAACAAAAAAAATGGCTCTTTGATGCTTGGCTAATAATGTTGGCCAAGTCATTTAAGGGCCATACTCATGTCACAACCGATAAATTTTATTATTACTAATGTAGGCAAAAATTCGTTATCAGATGCACAAAAGCTAGGTATTAAATTATCACTTAATAAGGTGGCCATAGGTTCCGGGCAATATGAGCCTAAGGCTGATCGTGTAGCTCTAGCGGCTAAATTTACAGAAAATGGTATTTCTGCAGGTGGCTTGGAGACTGATTCATTTACCCTGCGTTTTACCCTTATTATGAATTACACGACCGAAAAGCCAGTTAGTGAAATTGGGTTATATACCACGTCAGGCGTGTTATTCGCTGTTGCTTCATCCCCATCAGGAAGTTTCTTTAAGCTTTATCCGGGCATTGACTATGTGGCTAACTTCGGCCTGAGCTTAGTACATACTAATGATTTAAACGGTATTGAATTGGTACTTGATGGACGTGCAGGGCAAGCTGCCGCACTGATCCAGGCTCACTTAACAGAAGTAGATCCACACCCGCAATATAAAGAATTTTCAGCACAGCTGATAAAAGAGCATATAGAAGCGGCAGATCCACACCCGCAATATGCTTTAAAAACCTTCTTAAATGAAGAAGGACGCAAGCTTGATGCAAAAATTGGCTCATTATTAAATGTTACTGACTACTTATTTCCCCCGATTCTTGAAGGAGGCTATGGTAATTCATCAACATTAGTGGCCAGCCGTAAAAGAGGGGCAAATTATTCCTGGTTAAACCGTTCTATTATTTATTTGTTTTGTCCAGAAGGATCGCATGAGGGGTGGAGTACAAAACGTGAAGCCACAAATATAGTTACTAACGTATTTCAACGCTCTGGAACTGATCGTATCAGCTCTAGTGGTCGTAATAATTATATTGTCATTGATACTGAACGGGTTTTGTTAAATCAAGGCTTTACCACTAAGACGAATCAGTTGGCCAATGAAATTAAGTCTGGCGTCTTTGAGACGGGTGAAAAATTAGTTATTCAGCGTGAAGCCTGGGAAACCTTGGCTTATGACTCTGATAACCTGGTAGTCCTCATTACTCCAGAAGGCCAGCATGAGGGCTGGAGCATTACCCGGGCAGCAAATCAAATTGACCTAAATATTTTTGAGCGTTCGGGAACTAATCGTGTGGCTTATACGGGCCGTGTGAACTGGTCAATCTATAAAGCCAATAGCGCGCCGTTACCAATTGATAAATACCCATTTCAACTAATCAGTGGCGTCTCAAAAACCGGCATATTTACGATTCCTGCACCAGCAGATCATGATTTTTCAGATCCCGCATATATCCCAATGATTACACCCGAAAGCCAGCATGAGGGCTGGAGCATTAAACGCACGGCGGCTGGTTTTGAGGTGCAAATATTTAATAGATCCGGGACCAGCAGTATGGCTTATACAGGAAAGGTAAGCTGGGCCATATTTAAACTAACAAAAACAATTAAACGAACTGTTTTAGCGCCAGGTCAACATTCATATTTATTTAAAGCAGGTATGGATTACCGTATAACTATCGTAGGTGGTGGGGGCGGGGGAGGTAATGCTATTTATTATCACAGTGGTGCTACAGATAACCCATCAGAGAATGGCGGAAATTCTAAAATTAATGCAAATGGTTTTGTTGTAACGGCAGAAGGTGGAAAAGGTGGTACCCGTGGTTGCTGGAATAATGGTAGTGCATACCGAGACGGCGTATCAGGTAAAGGCGGTATATTTAGTTACTCAAATCAATTTATTGGTATCACTGGCATTAAAGCTGAATATGAAGATGGCAAGCCAGGGAAAATGGACCAATATAATGTAGGAGAGGGGGGTACTGCTCTATATGGTAGTGAATATAGCAAAGGTATGGGTGGCAAGGGTAAGTCAGGTTCCGGGCATCGTGATTTAGGTTATGGTGGCTCTGGTGGCGGTGCTGCATCGGGTATTGTTTTATTTAGTGTACGTGAGGACGTACAAGCCAGTATCACAGTAGGTGCCGGGGGTAAATACTATGATGATCCAACAGAATTTTATCAAAAGAATTACCACTTTGGGTATGGTGTAGTGGGGCAAGATGGCATTGTAATTATTGAAGAGATTTAAAGCCTGGGAATAAAAAAATACGGGGTTTTAAAACGTCTAAATAATAAAGACCACTTAAAAACTCGTATTTTCTTATGACTGATTGCCTCATCCTCACTATGACAGACGCCGGCTGTCTGTCTATGCTGAACTATCTTGAAAGTGGTTTTAATATTGAATTTTCACACCTGGGCTTAGGATCCGGGAACTATTCACATGATAAAAAAACAGAAGATATGGTCCAGAAATGGGCAGATTTTCCGCTGTTAGGCGGTGTGGTAGATCCAGATAATCACTGCTTAATATTTAATGCAATGGGCCAACTTGCTGATGTGCATAAGATCTCTGAAATTGGACTATATGACAAAAAAGGCACTTTGTTCGCCGTGGTGGCTAAACCAAATGGTTATTTTTTTAAAACTGAGCCAAATACATTTTTTTCATTAAATATTTCAGTAGCCTTAGACCAGAAAATAGAACAGAAAAAAATTAACCTGGCTTTTGCTCCCCAAGAACAGATTTTAAGTGCACTCTTAAAATTGCATTTACAGCATAAAAATCCACATCCGCAATACAAGGTTCACATGGCCAGCCTTTTAAAAATGCACCTGGATGCTATAGATCCCCATAATTCATATACTACCCGTGAAGAAGCAGTAGCCTTTATTCAGAAATATTTAGATTATCTGGACCGTATTGCTGACTTATTCTTACAGCTACTTGACCACTC